TCCAAGTTCGTTACATAGTGCTTTTGCTACTGTGGTTTTACCACATCCTGCGGGCCCAGCCAGAAGTAAATTAGGTACTTCACCTTTATGTAGGAAATCTTGAAATGTTTTCTTTGTAGCATCAGGAAGAATACAATCTCCAATAGTTTTGGGTCGATACTTTTCAACCCACAAAAATTCATCACGACTCATAATAATTAGACCCAATTAGGTTTACGTTCAGGCATACGGAGATAGTTATCAGCAACCCAAGGTTTGGATGCGATATACATCTTATATGCGTCAAAAGTTGAGATACTAGTATCCAACTTATATTCATCAGGCATCGCTCTTGCGAAAGGAGTTACTTGGTCAACTTTACCTTTAGGAAAAAGATAATAAGCATCCACAAGAGTCTTGTAACAAGAGTGAGTCTTATCATACCTCAACATGTACTCATCGCACAAGTTTAAACCATGTTTGATAAGCCAATAGGCATTATTAATGTGTTCCATTGCCCACTTAGTGCAAGGATGATTGCGGAATGCTCCTTTCTCAGTCTTATAGGGCGTATTATCTGTTTTGTAAAGATATCCATATCCATGACCCCACTTTTTAGATGCCACAATAGAAAGCATTTGACAGCACTCTAAGGGCATCTTAACGACGTGTTTGTCAGGGAGACAAACAGCACTTTCAGCGGGCCATGGAGAAGTAACAAAGATGTTCATCAACCAAAGGTAGAATCAGGTTCCAGAGCAATATAATAGGTCAAATCATGGTTTTTGGATTGGAATCGTGACAAAAGTTTTTGTGACACAACCACCTCATAGGTTCCAGGAAGAATCTTGATATTCTCAACTTTAAAGTTGAAACAAAACTCATCGGTGGTTTCGCCAACGACTTCTTCGTGAGTGTTGGAAGTCTCGTTCTTCTTATCATGAACAACCAGTTTCACAACACCAGCTTCACCAATAACAGAAAGATCGGGAACCTGATAGATTGCTGCTGCTTTCATCAGAGTTGCCAGTTGTTGGGTATCCAACTCAAAGCAGACATCTTCGGAAGGAAGTTTAATAGACTTCTCAGGAGGACTGACAATCACACTAGGATCGGCAAAGAAGAATTGAGTTCGTTTCGATCCAGAACGAATAACAAGTTTTTCGTTGTTGGTAAAATCTAGTTCTGGATTGACATGAAGAGTCGAAACAGCATTAAGAAAAGTATTCAGATCATAGATACCAAAGTCTTTAGGGAATTCTTCGGGAATCTTTGCTTCTGCAAGAATGTTCTTCATTACAGAGATCGTGCGAATACAATCACCTTCCTTAATCAAGATAGATTGATTGATAGAAGAAAAGTTCTTCAGGACGGAGATAGTTTTATCAGAAAGTTTCATAGCAGATAGAGTTTTCATCACTGAGGGTAGGTTTCACGCTGTGCGTTCTTGTCATTGAAGTGCATCAGAAGAACAGCATAGTGCAAAATCTTCATAATGTCACGTCGTGCGGTGCCTTTCTTATCATAACGAGAGGCATACTTGAGGATATTACTGCGGCAGAAGGATTCACCATCACCACAAGCTTCAATCAAATCAAGTGTTTGAATCTTATCATCACCAGCAGAATAATGCTGACTGTATGTTGCAGAAATATAGTCAGTCAGTTCTTTGAGGATACGATCCTCACTGTACTTGTAACGTCGGTCAGTTTTTTCAGGCATCACCAAATTCATGTGAAAGTCGTTTTTATAATCAAATGAGATAGTATCTTCACCAGATCCACCAAAAATATAATCGGAAGAAACTGGTGCAGCTGCATGAACATCACTACTAAAGATAATAGTATCTCCTAAAGTTGTTGCGTAGGGGTTTCCAATAAACTCCACACCATCATCGTGCCAGAAGGCCTGATTGGGATTGTCTGGATGATACCTACCTTCGGTATTTTTACCTTCATAGTAGGGTTCTTTCTGGAAAGAAATGTGGTCTTCTCCCATTCCACCAGGGATTCCACCACCAATTGTAGTAATAGAATCGTTATCATTAGGCATGTTCAATTCCTCATAAAATAAAGATGTAGTTTGTTGATATTCTATCAGAAAGGAGTGTCTTGGTCAATTGGGAATTTTTCACCCGTGGCAGTCAGATCAAAATCAACATCGACTTTATCATAAAGTTCAAGGAATGCTTGTTTAGTTTCATCATCGAAACGATTCAAGCAAACTTGAACTGCTTTTGACTTATCATCAAAGATATTATACGCCTTGACGATATGGACAAGACGACGGGTGCTGATGATTTCATCAATACCACCATCGTAGAAGGTTTTGCGAATGATATCAGCCCAATCAGACAAACGCTTGCAGAATTCAGAATCATCACACAAGCCACTCAAAATTTTCTGCTCAGTTGCGGGAGTAGGATACTCTTGCTCAAGAGTAACAGGGAAACGCTCAAGGAATGCTTCGTTAAGAACGTTGGTTCCGATGAAGCGACCATCATCGCTACCCTTTCCCTTGGTGTTTGCGGTTGCAAAGATTTGGAAACCATCGACAGGTTTAACAAACTTACCAATCTTCTTCAAGAACACACCCTTGCCTTCAAGGATGGACTGGAGGCATAGAATTTTGTTGGAAGCAAGGTCAATTTCATCGAGTAGCAGGATTGCTCCTCGTTCGAGTGCTTCAACGACAGGTCCGTTATGCCAAACAGTTGCCCCATCGACAAGACGGAAACCGCCAATCAAATCATCCTCATCAGTCTCAATAGTAATGTTTACCCGAATCAGTTCACGTCCAAGTTGGGCGCAGGCTTGTTCAACCGAGAACGTTTTGCCATTACCCGAAAGACCCGTAATGAACGTTGGATAGAAAAGACGGGACTGGATAATCTTGCGAATGTCGCCAAAATTACCAAACTTGACGAAGGTATCATCTTTTTCAGGAATGAGATTTTGCTCAACGGCAGGAAGTGCGGCAGGTGCTTTTACAACCTGCTCAAGTTGCTCTCGTGCCTCTTGGATGGTCAGGTTCCACTTACCACGACTAGTCTTGTAGGAATCAAGTTTCTTGGTAACAGTTTGGTAGTTAGAACCATTCATAGCACACCAGGCACGGATGTCTGCGGCAGTCACGGACTCTCCATACACTGCTTGGAGGGAAGTGCGGATGTAGTCAGCGGAGATGGTCATTGAGTCGTTTGTTTTAACTGAAGCTATTGTAAACGAAAAGGAGGGTCTTTCGACCCCCCCATGTTCACTTTCTGGATTGTCCATACTTGTAGCGAAGTGCTTGGAGTAGGTATGCCTGAGAAAGGGATTTTGGCCCATTCTCAAGAATATTCAGTACTTTGGGATCCTTTTCTGATGCTTTGGCGATCTCTTTCCAATCCTCTCTATAAGTCATGCGATCAACTCAACAAACTCACCGAGAACTTTCTTATTTAGTTTCTTAGTACGAAGAGACTTCATAAAAGCACTTTTAATTTTTGCTTTAGTAGCACCCTCATCAACTTCAAAATCAGTTTCTTGCGACAAAGCAGTTGCTGAAATTCCAAAGTATTTGTGGTATCCACTCATGCTAATCGATACACTCCTCTCCCTTCTCCACTCTTTCTGAACTCGGTCAAATTCTCCAGAAACAAATCCACAATAACGACGAGCCCAAGAATTAAAATCCCGACCTTCGAGAACGCGAATACCAATTACATTTACACCAGGGAAACAATCACGAAGATTAGTAAGAAGCATGTTAGTAAATTCATACCACTCATAAGGAACCTTGTAAGTTTTGCCCAATTTACGATCGCGCAAGTAGCAAAGTTCATTCAATCGACCACGGCCAAGATATTCTGCTTCTTGACGAATAACATTCTTATGGCGTGTCAAATGATTTGCTTCACCATCAGTAAGAATAACACAGTTAACCTTCTCAAGACCATGATGCTTCTTGAATTGGGGGATAATCTGGTGAAGTGAAATGATAGATTCATTCAAGGGAGTTCCAGAGAATCCAATACGAGGAGGTGTTGAATAGGTAACATACTTTTGAGCAGCCCAACAAATTCGCCAAATGTTTTTCATTTGGTTATCAAGTTCAGAAGTAGAAGTCTCCGAAGTAAAGAATTCCATCATAGAAAACCGACTGTCAACTACAAGGTTATTTTCCTTTGCTTCATAATGATTTCTAGGCAAAATCGCTTCGCCGTCCTCATCATACTCAACTACATTAAATTCTCCAGTAAAAGCATAAACTCGAAAAGGAATAGAAACTTTTTTACAAAACCAAATAAGGTTGAAAAGTTGTTTGATTGTATCTTCGATTACGCTAGTCATAGAACCAGACCAATCGAGAATAAAGATTAGGCCATGATTCTTGCCGTCAGGAATTACACTCACTTTTTTGAAGAGATCTTCGTTGTACTTGTAAGTGTGAAGTTTAGTACAATCCAACACGCCAGTCCGACTTACAGTAGAGCGAGAATAAGCACTAGCAGATTTGCGACACTCAAACTCCTTCACAAGATAATTAACTTCTTTCCCTGCGGAATTTTTAAATTTATTATACTCCAAATCAACTTGAGCATATGGACTAATATCTTCGTTGTATTTTTTACGATCATCCAGATGCTGAATGAAGAAATTGTTGATATACTCGGAAACTTTTTTATTGCTATTGATAATGGTATCAAGATTCACCTTGGGAATATCAACATACTCATTAGACATAGCATCAGCAGAAACAAGATTCTTCAACTTATCGCTAAGAATAGAATCCGTCTTCACATCAGTATCATCAAGTCGATCTCCATTATCAGACTCATCATCAAAGTCTTCTCCAGGACTATTAGAACTACTACCATCAAATCCACCTTCAGAAGAAGATTCGTTAGGAGTTTCTTCTGAAGATTGTTCTTGCTGTTCCATATCCCCATCAGAAGAACCTTGATTCAGTTGAGGAGTTTCAACATTCGCAACACTCTCCTCCTTTTCCTTTTTGGAGAACTCATAGATTGCTTTAGCTGCTTCCTGTGCTTCAAGAAAAGTTTCAGCATTAGCAACCATATCTACAATTTCTTGTTCCTCTGCGGTAAAAGAAACGGGAACAAAAGCACCAATCTTGAAATGAATGTTGACCCTATCGGCAAGACTCATCAGGTCAACATTCTCACCTTCAAGTTCAAAGAAATCATCACGATAAAAAGATTGATATCCGCGATAAAAAGTTTTTGCCAAACCCATATACTTACGTTTCATCAACTTTTCGATGCGAGCATCTTCAGTCACATTAACATATTGTTTAGGAACACTAGGGTCTGGATCTTCATTTGGAGTAAACAAAGCATGGCCAACTTCATGACCAACCAGAAGATCATAAACATTATTATCTGCCTTATCCCAGATAGGGAGGGTCAAGACGCGACTATCGACATTAAAGGATGCTGTAGGAACTTGTTTGTTTTCAATAATCAAATCTTCAGTAGCAAGCAGTTTTGCCAGTTGCCCCTTGATTTCTAGATTGACGCCCATTGCGATTCCTTTCGTATGAGGCCATAATACGACGAAACCTCCCGTTTCTGGGAGGTCATGTGACGCTTTTTAAAGTGGCGTAATGCTTCTCGCCGCGCTCTCATCGCTTGCGGTTTGAGTTTTCGCTTCTGTTCTTTTTTAGAGTGGTGTTGCCAATTTGGAGTAGTCATTTTTCTTGGGAGGTTAGACCACCATACGAGAGAATCCTTTAATCTTTTCGAATTTCAGGACACTTTCAAATCTGTCCTCCAGTCCAGTTTTATGTGAAATGACAAAGACATTAGCATCTTGAATTACATAACGAATGATTTTAATAAATTCTTGTGTTCCAAATCCATCAAGTGAACTATCAAACACCTCATCCATAATCAACAGATTAGTATTGACAGAATTTTTTGTTCTTGCAACTTCCCTCCAAGTAAAAAGAAGTGCTAAGTCGATTCGCATCTTCTCACCT